TAATTGTTTTTTATATTTATGAGCTAACTCCTCATCAACTCTCACTCCTTTATGTCTCATCGCAACCAGGCAAGGAAAGAGATCTGTTTCTAGTTTAAAGATAGCTTCTAAATCTTGGTTTTGTATCTCTTGTTTTAAATAATTCCATAACTCTAATGTAATCTCTGCATCTTTCTCTGCGTAAGAACCTACATACATGGCAGGAAGTTTATACATCTCGGCTTTAGGATCGACTCCCCATTCTTTAGCTGTTGCATATAAGACTCCTTCGTCTTTTCCTTTACCAATATATTCTCTTGTGCATGAGTTAAGATCATATCGTCTTCTGTTTTCATCCACGATGGCTGTTGCAATCATGGTATCAACGATTCTTCCATTAATTTCATTAACTCCTAACGTCATAATCCATGACATATCATACATAGCATTGTGAAAAATTTTAAGAGCGTTCGTTTTCATGACATCTCTAAACCAGGACAAGACTCTGTCTCGGTCCATGTTCCCGCCACCTTGATGACCAATAGGATAATATCCTGACCAGCCTTCTACCGCGACAGCAATACCCGTAACACAGCCATTACCTGTAATAGAGCCTGACCCCATCTTAATAAGGTCTGGATCTTTTGTTTCCAAGTCAATGGAAATTTCCGTGTACGTAGATAAGTCCGGAAATTCTTCAGGTGGTACCCATTCCGTCTGAGGTTGCCAAAGAGGAGGTTGAAGACTCATTGTTTCTCCTTCCAATCTTTATAGCCTTCGACCCATTCTTTTTGTGTAGTCTCGGCTGGTTTAATCATTCCCCAAGAATTTTTAGGAGGATAGTCTTTTGGTTCCTCTTTAGTTTCAACTTCTCCGGAATAATCTCTTTCGATAATCATTTCACAGTAATGAATTGCTTTTAATAAATCTTGCTTACCATCTTTAAATGGATGTCTGCATACATATTTAATTACATTTCCTTCTGCGAATAACATTTTATTTTTGTGAACGAATTCACTTGGCTGAATTTTCATTTTCTTGTAATGCTTTCCCCCAATTTGTTTTTCCCATATGCTCATATTTTGTATCCTTTATAAATATCTTTAGGCCTTACAATATGTAAGGTCTCTTTAGTTCTTGTTGCTCCTACGTAAAATAATCTTTCTTCGTCGTCAGGATTTCTATCATATCCTTTCTGAGTATTCTCTGTAAGATCGGTCAATAAAACTACATTATCACATTCTCCTCCTTTTGCACCATGAATAGTGGATATATTTATTCTAGGATCTTGATTTAATTTTTCTCCATTATTTCTCATAGATCTTAAATATTCTACTCGTCTTGATCCAGCACCATCCAATGCTTCGTACCAAACTGCCCTAGTACCCAGGCCATAGTCTTTGCGTAGTTGGTCTATGCCATAGAAAGCTTCTTTAGCCATCCCTTGAATTTTAACTTTATCTAAATTTCTAGGACTCATATAACTAAAGATGTGTGATAATTTTTTGTATTCTAGTAAAGAACCTTTACGTAAATTTTCCCAATCAGCCACTGCTTTATATAATTCTGCTTCGTAGTTCTTTCCTTTTTTACTTTTATAATACAAACCATCCTTATACAAAACTTCTTCAATAGCTCTATGTTGAAAATTTGTTCTTGTTAAGACTAGCCAATTACCTTCCTTTAAATTGATTTGATCAAAACTATCATACCATTTAACATCTCCTTCTCTTTGAGAAGGCAACCAATTTTTGTTGATTCTATTTGAAATTCGGTTTACAATATTGGCCGCAAATTTGTGAACTTTTGCAGGTACTCTAAATGATTGAATTAATTGATTTATGTTACCATCTAAGGCAATAAAACTATCAACATCTGCACCCGCCCATCTAAATATTGCCTGATCATCATCACCAGCAACAAAAGAATCTTGAGTATTTAACCATATATTTTTAGCCATGTCCCATTGAACTCTAGATAGGTCCTGAGCTTCATCAATAAAAGTTGCTTGAAAGTTAGGACACTTATCACTGGCAATAAATTGAGAAATCATGTCATGAAAATCAATTAGACCATATTCGTTTTTATATATTTTTAATTCATTATCTAGGATAATTAATTTTTCTCTGGATACTTCTTTTGTATGTTCTCCTAAATCATATTGTTGTTCAACACTTATTTGTTTGTGTTTTGCCTTATCTATAATATTTAATTCTTCACTGTTAGAAGAGAAGAAAGCATGGCTTTCATCGTTGTCCCACGCAGGGACCGAAAGAGGAAGTTTTAATTTTTCTCCTAAATCTTTGTAGTGATGGGGTTGCATCACATTTTCTTTTTTAATTCCTAATTTTCTAAAAGCTAATGAGTGTAAAGTTCTAAAGTAAGGAAGATCATCTTCTGTAAGATTAAACTTCTTCATGGCTCTATCTCTTGCTTCGTACGCAGCTTTCTGTGTAAAAGCAAAGTAACCAATTTTATCTGGGTCTGTTTCTTTTAAATAATCTTCAACTTTATTTAATAAAGTTCTAGTCTTTCCTGTGCCTGGGGGTCCTAATACAATCGTTGTCATTAGAAAGAATCCTTTTCTTTATACGTTGGTGATTTAAATTCTGTTTTCTTGATGTCAAATTTTTTAACATACATAACTTTCATACTTTTTCCTCCAGCATCTAATACTTTAATTTTAGCATCAAACCATTCTTTCATCCAGGCTGAAGTCTTTTGGTAATCATGCGCCCATCGTCTTCTTTGTAAATGGTCATGGAAGAAATGTCTGAATTTAAAGTAATGATGTTGTTCATCACTCCACACATTTCCTCTTTCAATATCTTCTTTTCTTTTTGTCTGTCTTCTATCACTACAATAATCTTCTAAATGTTCGAGTAATTGATCTTCTGTTTTCATTCCTTCAGGAGGATCAATAATTTCTCTACCCGCTAATAATCCATTAATCAAACCTTTCCAATCTTTTGTTTTTAAAGTGGGAGGCAGCATTCCCACCCCTGCTATACATGCTTCTTCAAATAAAGATTGTTGTCTTAAATGTTTTGCACTGTCTAATCTCAGACGTTTTCCATCTACGTTTAAATAATAATAAGGATGTTCTAATTGAATTTCTTGAAGGTCACTTAATTCTGGAAAAGAAGGTGCATTACCAATTCCATGTTTACGTGTTCTGCATAAAGCTTTGTCGCAATGACTACACATAGGTTCATCTTTACATTTATAACCCCAATCTTTTTTCTCGTGTTGTTTTTTTATAATATCTATTTCTGTTTGATCCAATTCTCCAGTCATGTAGTTTTCATGAAACCAGGAAACTTTTTCTTTCCAATTCTTCCATTTCTTTTTTGCAAATACTGCAAAATGAAACAAGGCGGCATTTCTTCCCCCTTCTGATATTTTTTCAGCCGCCAATGTTTCAATACATGGAGGACCATCAGAAAATTCTGATTGAGGTCTCTCCACTTTTATACGACTGACATCCGAAGATGAAGATTCGTTTGCCAGCACATAAAACTCTTCTAGTGTTGCAGCTTTCCCCTCTTGTGTGAAAGCATAACGGGTTGTTTTATCTCCTTGGAAGTAAGGTAAGTTTAAAAAATTACCTGTGTCTTCCTCTGACTTTAATTCTATTTGTTTTGGAAAAACTTCTGCGTTCGCAAATCCTAGTACTGCTCTAATCTCCAGCAGTTTATCTCTCATTATTTTAGCTTCTACAAATTTTCTAGAAAATAAAAAAATGTGAGCACCTCCACTTTTTGATCTGCATACGACCAATGGAAGTTTAAATAATTTAATTTTGTTTAATAATTTTATATGGTCAAATCCTGCGTAGCTATCTACATCGATACACCCCCATATACAGGTGTTGTCATCCCTAATAGGTACTATACCTAGTGTAGGTTCAATTCCTTTTAAATGATTTTGATAATGTTCTAAGGTGACGGGTTCTCTCTTAATGAAAGATTTCCCTTTCAATTTCTCACCATTCGTGGGTTGCGTGTTTATGTAGGTACAACCATAAGCCCTCTTTAAACCATTAAATATCTCAGCAAACTTCATCTTTTTCCTTTTGTACGGGGCGGTTTAAGTCTCCCGCTACCGCCCCATTTTAGTTGATCAGCAACTAATCGTTAATAAGGTGTGTTCCCTTTTGGTTCGGAATCACTTGTATGTTTAGCTTTGATACTTCCCTTTGAAATATTCGCAGAGAAACTCTTAGCCTGTTCATACATTGCTCGTTCTTGGATAGGACCAACTTTAGATACATCCCAACCAAACCATGTTCCTTTATCGTTGGACTGTTGAACAGTCGTCAACTTATAAACATGACTATATGTTGGTGGAGTAAATAAGCCGTTCTTTCCTTGAAGCTTAATGCCCATCATCATTGTATTCCATTTACGGCTAGTCTTTAATTGAGTAGCTTTCATGGTAATCAATGCGGTGC